TGTCGATCCCAATCTGTTGATGATGGCGGCTCATCTCAGGCTGCGGTCCGGACGCCGTGGCGCGGAGGTGCCGCAGGAACACACGCGGCGCTTCTATCTCGTCACCAGGAACAGCATCGCGGCGATCAGCGTCGAGAAATGACCGACTATCAGCCGCTCGATGACGATCTGACCAGTCTCGCTGCGGCATCGGCAGAAAACGCCATGTATTACCGCAGCGGCAGGGGTGCATGGGCGCCGCTCGCCCTTGGCGGTGGTCTGATTTTCGACACCGGCACGTTGTCGGCACCAGGAGGTGGCGCGACTGAATACGGGTTTGAATCGCTAACCACGGCACCACCGAATGCGCGCAGGATACGCTTCAACAATGCCACCCCAGCAAACACGACCGCGATCTACATCTACAACACCACCGCCGGGCGAAATGACATCAGGTTGATTTTGCTCGATCTGCCCGTCAATGCCTTGATCTACATTCAGGACAAAAACAACAGCGGCAATTTCGTCAAATTCCTGGTGACCGCACCGACAATTGACCGCAGCAGCTATATTGAGATTCCGGTTGTCGCGATCGCTTTCGGTGGCGCCATTCCCAACGATGGACGCGCACTCCTTTATGTGTCCAACAGCGGCAGAGGTGTCACTAATGGGAGCAATGCCGCCGCCGGCATGGTGGGTGAATTCTTGTCGGCCAGCAACACCGCCGGCAGCGCTCTGACCACCGGCGTTGCGCTCAACGTGGCGTCGCTAACATTGACGGCGGGCGACTGGCACGTGTGGGGACAGACAATTTTTGCGGAGGCAAACAACACTATCCCCAGCATGATGGCTACAGCCACCAGCCCTTCTTCGGGGACTCTTCCAACGCTGGCGCAACTTGCATCGGGAATAGGGGCGATGACGCAAATAGTGGCAAATTTCACCAAGGGTGCGGCCAACCAAATCATGCAGACGGGGCCAGACCGCTATAGCTCAAACGCATCACAGAATGTCTATCTCGTAGCCCAGGCCGCCTTCGGCGGCGGGGCTTTGACTGTAACGGGCTGCATCTCAGCAAGACGAGTCCGATGAGGGACGAATAAGGGAGCCTGCCATGTCGCTGCAAATCATCGATGGGCCAACCATTGGCGCCGGTGAGTCGCTTTCCGACGGCGCCGACTGCTCGGCTGGCACCATCGTCCGCATTACCGTGCCGCAGGAATTCACCTCGGCGAACTTGACGTTCCAGGTGTCGAGCGACGGCAACCTCTACAACGATCTCCACACCGCCAACGGCGAGGCGGTAACCATTACGGCCAGGCCGGACACCGGCATCGTGGTGGCAGAGGCGTGGACCAAGTCCATCAACTTCATCAAATTCAGGTCCGGCACCCGCAGTCATCCGGTCGCGCAAAAGGAAGCCTGCAAGTTCGCCATTGCGGTCGAGACCGCGCAAGCGACAGCGCCGGCCGCGACGAGATCTCCGACGTCCACGTCGGCTTCGCGGGGCGCCGAGCCTCCTGCGCGCCGCGAGCCCGAGCAATTTTCAGAGCCGCGGCGCTGAAGCAATCGAACCTCCCGGTCCCTCCCGGGGCGATCCACTCTCGTCCCTTGATCGGGAGCGGCCGCGCGGCGGTCCCAGGGTTCGGCGAAGCCCTCGCCGCGCGGTTCCCTTTTCCAAAATCATCAGGAGACAATCATGAAACGTCTGGCACTTGCCTTCGCTGTACTGTCGGCCTTGGCGACGCCTGGCCACGCCAACGTGATCCAAGACCTCGGCGTCAATCCGACATCGGCGGCTGGCGCATTCAGTCACTCGCCCGGAGCCGGGCCGTTCGATGATCAACTGACCTTCCGGCTGGTCGGCGGGCCGCAGTTCATCACCATCGCGTCGGTGACCAACACCTTCGCCGATCCGGTTGCGGACTTCATCGCCAACTTCAGCGGGTCTGTTTTCAATACCGTCGACGGCATCATCGGCAACGGCAACGATGTGCGCGTCATCGGTCCGGTTGCCGCCACGGCCTGTCCGCTGACGCCGGATTGCCAGGGCTTTGCCGGGTCGGCACTGCTCAATGCAGGCAGCTATTACTTGGATATCAGCGGCACTGCCGGCGCGACCGCAGGCTACGGTGGCAACCTCTCAGTTGCCGCGGTGCCTGGGCCGCTCGCCGGTACTGGGCTGCCTGGCTTAATCGCCGGGTTCATGCTGCTCGGGCTGCGCCGTTTGCGACGACGCTCTCGCTAATTCCTTTTGCTGCGGCTTGCCGAACACCTGCCTCGCAGCGGCACTCATTGAACAGTCGGGGCTGATGTCCGAGCGATGGCACCACTTCTATGGCGGCTATTGGCAGCGGCGCCGTCGGCTGCATCTGCTCGAACATCCGCTCTGTAAGTTCTGTGCTGATGGCGGCGCGGTGACGCGCGCAACAGTGGTCGATCACGTCGATCCGCACGGCGGCGACTGGAATAAGTTCGTGTTCGGCAAGCTGCAATCGTTGTGTGCGCACTGCCACGATTCAATCAAGCAGCGGCACGAGAAGACCGGCGTGAGCGCCATCGACGCCGACGGCTGGCCGCTCGATCGCCGATGAAAGGGTTTGGTGAGAGAAGTTGGACCGTCGTAGGCACAACCTGCTTTCAGGGTCAGCTAGCCCGGCTCATAGTCCGGGGGAGTCGCCGTCCGCGGATGGGTCACCCTTCTCTCACTGACAGTAATATATAGCACTGGAAGAATTAATCAAAGTATAAAAACGCTAATACTCAAAATCATCGCATCTATATTTTGGACTAGACAGTATTCAACTCCAAGTGAAAGCACTTGGTGACGTTGAGCCGGAGCCAAGGAGGCCAAGATGCGTAAGCGTTTGCGCCAGGGCGATCTCTATCCCGACGACACCGAATCCCACGATGACTTCATCTCTCGCTGTACCGATGAGATCGGCGACGAGGAAGTTTGCGAACTCATCTGGGAAGACGCCTGGGATACGGAAAGCGCCGGCGGCATCCTGCACAAGACACATGCCGGCAAAGTAAACGGGCGTGAATACGTGCTGTCGGACGAGACGCCCGATCGCATGGGCGACGTCATCATGGCCGATGGCTGGGACATCACCGACTTCAAGAAAAACCCCATCGCCCTGTTCGGACATCAAAGCGGATTTCCGATCGGCACCTGGAACAACGTTCGCGTTGTCGACAAGCAACTGCGCGGTACGCTCGCGCTCGCGGCCGAGGGCACCAGCCCGCGTATCGATGAAATCCGCAAGCTCGTGGATGCCGGCATTCTGCGCGCCGTCAGCGTCGGCTTCAGCCCGAAGGAGTCGCGACCGCGGCCGGAAACTGATTACGGGGTGTTTTTCACCAAGGCCGAACTTATGGAGACCAGCCTGGTCTCGGTGCCGGCCAATCCGAACGCGCTGCAGATCGCCAAGTCACTCAACATTTCACCTGCGTTCATCGATGTCGTTTTCGCCGGGAAAGGCAATGGAAACGGCATCCGACGACGCAGGTTCACCGGCGGGCAAGCCAATACGATACCGCAAGCTAGAAAGGGCACGACCATGTCGTCGTATGCTCAACGCATCACCGCTACCGAACAGCGCATCAACGCGCTGCGCGATCAACTCAACGAGCACTGGACCAGGACCGACGAAACCAACATCAGCGACGAGCAGTTGGCGACCGGCAACGGGCTCACCGACCGGATCACCCAGGAGGAGCGCGCGCTCGCCGGCCTGCGCGACGCCGAACGGCACCTCGGTGCCACTTCGGACGATGCCAACAGCAACGGCAGCCGCGCGCTTGCCGTGCGAACCACCACGGCGGCAACGGTGGCGGCCACTGCATTGTCGAGCACGCGGCCGTTTAGCATGCCGCCGAAAAAGCCACTGAGCGCACTCGATCACATGGTGCGCGCCGGAACTGTGCAGCTGCTCGCGCATCGCGATCGGATGCCGGTTGCCTTGAAGATGCGGGAAATCTACGGCGAGGACGAAGGCACTCGCGCGATGCTCGAATGGTCAACGCGCGCGACCTCGACGATCGCGACCACGACGCAAACCGGTTGGGCCGCCGAGCTCGCCCAGACGCTGTTCACCGCTTTCATGGAAGTGCTCTATCCGAAGTCGGTCTATCCGCGGCTGGCAGCGAAGGGGTTGTCGCTCTCATTTGGGAACTCCGGCAAAATCCTCATTCCCACGCGCGCGACCACGCCGACCATCGCAGGATCGTTCGTCGGCGAAGGATTGCCAATTCCAGTCCGCCAGGGTTTGTTTACTTCGCAAACGTTGACGCCGAAGAAGATGGCGGTCATCACCACCTGGACCCGGGAAATCCAGGACCACTCGGTGCCGGCGATCGAAGGCTTGCTGCGCGATGCAGTGCAGGAAGACACGGCAATCTCGCTCGACTCGGTACTGCTCGATGCCAACGCCGCGACCGTCGTGCGTCCGGCCGGCATCCTCAACGGCGTGGCTGGCTTGACGCCCACCGCCGGCGGCGGCTTCACGGCTCTGACCGCCGATATCAAGCAAATCTCGGGTGCCTTGCTCACCGGCACCAGGGGCAATGTTCGCAACCCGGTTTGGCTGATGAACCCGCAGCAGATTAACAGTGCTCTCTATGTTGCTGCTCCTGGTGCCGGGGTGTTCCCGTATCGTGGCGAAATCCAAGCCGGGCAGTTGGGCGGCTGGCCGATCATCGACTCGGGTACGGTTCCGGCCGGTACCGTGATTGCTATCGATGCGGCGGACTTCGTGGCGGTGGGCGGCGACGCGCCACGCTTCGAAATCAGCGATCAGGCGACGTTGCACATGGAAGACACGACGCCGCTCGATATCGGCACGGCGGGCTCGCCGGCGACCGTGGCGGCGCCAGTCAAATCGATGTGGCAGACCGACTCGCTCGCTCTTCGGCTGATCCTGCCCACCAACTGGACCATCCGGCGCGCGGGCGTCGTCGCCTGGGTCGCCGGCGTCACCTGGTAACAAATACTCGAAGCAAGGAAAGGACTGCACATGGCAGAGCAACACGACGCCGTTGCCGAGGCGACGAAGAAACGCCTCGCCGACGAGAAGCAGGCGCGCGAGAAGGCGCAAGCCGAACACCGTGAGGTGCTCGCGGGCGCCAAGCCGACGCCGACGCAGGATGAAAACGATCTTGCGGCATCTGGCGTGCACATCATCGAGCACGAGCCGGACGGCTCGCCGCCAGATCCTGGAATCACGCCATTGGCGCCAGAAGGCACCACCCGGACGCGGCAAGTCGAGGCGAAGAAGCCGGCAACAACCCGCAGCGATTATCAGACCCGGGCCGCTACGCCGCATCATGACTGAAACGGCTGTCGCCAAGCCGCGCTTTCGCGTCAAGGCCACGAGCGTTCCGACGTTCGTCGCCAAGGCCGAAGGCGAGGCGCACGCTGGCCCGTGGCTGCTGCCGGTTTCCGGCGGCTGGTTGCCGGCCGACGTTGGCGATAGCATCAACTGGTGGCAGAACGGCCACAGCATCCAGGGCACGTCGACACAGTCGGCGATGGTCGAGGCTTGCGTCTCGGCCTATGCGCAGACCGTGGCGATGCTGCCGGGTGATCATTGGCGGCTCAACGACAAGGGTGGCCGCGACCGCGTTACGACCTCAGCGCTGTCGCGGCTGCTGCGCCACCCTAACGACTATCAGTCGAACAGCGACTTCATGCTGAACCTGACGCGCTCGCTCTATCTCGAAGGCAATGCTTATGCGCTGGCGCTGCGCAACGCGCGCTTCGAGATCGACGAGCTCCACATCATGGACCCGTTGCTGTCCTATCCGCGGCTCGGCAGCAACGGCGAAATCTTCTATCAGTTGTTCGGCAATCAGGTGATCGAACGGCGGCTCGGCGGCGAGCCGCTGATCATTCCACAGCGTGACGTGCTGCACATCCGGCTACATACGGTAAAGCATCGCTGGCCGGTGCCGTTGATCGGCGAGAGCCCGATCGTCGCGGCCTATAGCGACATTGGCGTCAACGCTGCGATCGCGCGCCAGCAGTTGGGTTATTACCTTAACCAGGCGCGGCCATCGGCGGTGATCTCGACCGATCTCAATCTCACGCCGGTTCAATTGCAGGAGTTGCGCTCGCTCTGGGACGAGCAATCCAAGAAGCTACACCAAGGCGGCACCCCGATCATGACACGGGGCATCAAAGTGCAGCCGTGGTCGCAAGGCGGCAAGGATGCCGCCACCGCCGACATGATGAAACTCTCGAACGAGCACATTGCGCTCGCATTTCGCATCCCGCTGCAAATCCTCGGCATCGGCGGCACCCCGTATGGTTCGACCGAATTGCTGATGCAGAGTTGGATCGCGAACGGCCTCGGCTTCGCGCTCAATCACATCGAGGAATCGATCGGGTTGCTGTTCGGCCTCAAGGGTCAGCCCGAGGAGTACGTCGAATTCGACACCGCGGCGCTGTTGCGCTCGGCGATGAAGGACCGCATCGAGAGCCTCGCGCGCGGGGTGCAGGGCGGCATCTTCGCGCCGAACGAAGCGCGCAATTCGGAAGGCTACGACAGCGTGCCATTCGGCGACGAGCCGCGCGTGCAGCAGCAGGTCGTGCCGCTCAGTCAAATTGGCAAGACACCCGCACCGCCCGCA